GGCGGTGCCAAGAACGCGGGAACTTTTGCGGCGTTCAAAGGTGCTACAATTACACTATGCGCACATAATGCGAAGTGGATAGTTATGTCGAAAAATATCGTAACCGTAGCATAAGGGTAGATAAAAATGCCGTGGATAGTTGAAGATGGTACCACAGTGGCGGGAGCTAATACATACATAAGTGCTGCGGGTGTAACTGCTTACGCGCTCGCGCGTGGCACCACACTTACCCCCGCTACATTAGATGCTAACATCCAAAAATCCATGGATTACCTAGAGAGTTTGCTATACATAGGTGTACAGACCGATGATGATGGTGTTACGTGGCCTGTTCCACAAACTTTGCAATGGCCCCGTAATTACGCATATGTAACCAACACTACAACGATGGTGAGTAAAAACCTAATTCCTCAGGCGCTTATAAATGCACAGAGCGAGTTAGTAATGGCTTTCAATGCAGGGTATGACCCATTAGCGGTTATCGAATTTACTGATAACATCGTTAGTGAAACATTAGGCCCTATGAGCACTACATATAGCAGCAATGCAGGGCTATCCCCAATATTACAACGTGTGAATCGGTGGCTTGCCCCTTTAATAGAAGACGATGTATCTGGGATACATTTTCGGGTTGCTAGGACGTATGGCTGATGGCATTTAGCGATAGAATGACAGCGTTAGCGCTTAAGCTGATAACAAAGTTTGGTGTTGCGACCACTTTCACGAGAGCTAATATCTCAGGGTATGACCCAGCCACTCTGCAATATACAGAAACAGCTGCTTCAACTTTTACTGTTCAGTGTGCTGACATAGAAGCCCGCGGGCGTGATTACTCAAGAATGGAACAAGTAGGGGTGTCCCTTACTAAGCGTAATAAAGTTTTATATATCCCAAGCGGTGCGTATGTACCAAAACTTGGTGATACTGCAACGGTTGCTAGTATTGTTTACCGCGTAATGGCAATAGTAGAGTACAGAGCGCAAAATGTCACATGCGCATACGAAATGATAGTGAGCGCGTAATGGGTGTAACCGATAAAGCACAAAAAGAGATTAATGAGCAGCTGGCAAAGATCATACGTGCTACGGCTATTAAAACTTTTAACAAGATTGTACAAGCCGCACCTGTTGACACAGGGCGATTTCGTCAAAATTGGGCCGCCACAGTAAACACGCCAGATTTTAGTGTTGTAACAAAAGATTCCTCAATACGTCAACAGATTGGAATTACAAAGATCACTGATGTATTGTATCTAACTAACAATTTGCCATATGCTCAAAAGCTAGAAGAAGGCTCGAGCCAACAACGCCCAAGCGGGTGGGTTAGAACTATTGTACTAGATGCGCAGAAAGACTTAGATGAAGCTGCGCGGGAGACGAAATAATGGGCGTGTTCAAGAACATTGAAATTGCTTTAGGCTCCAAGTTAGATACGATATCGGGCAAGCCCGCAATCCATTGGGAAAACGGTCAGGTTTACATCCCCGTGGTAGGTACTAGGTTTTGGCGACCGACGAACCTCCCCGCTGGAAGTCAACTAATGACAGCGTCGGCAGTACAAAAACACATAGGCATATATCAGGTGGATGTTTTTGTGCCTGTAGAAAAAGGTTTATCTGTTTTAATGGCGGACTTAGATAGTATATACAGTGCGTACAATACGGTGTTCTCTCTCGCAGGCGGCAGCCACAATGTAGATATTTTAGGTGTAGGAAGAGGTAGGGTGACACGTGAAGACGCGTGGCTACGTGGGTTTATATCGATAGAGTACATGTGTTACTCAACATAAGAGGAATTAACAATGGCAGTTACAAAGACACAAGGCACAACACTATCGTGGAATGCAGTCACGATTGGCGAGGTTATGAGCATCAGTGGATTATCGAGTCCTACGAATAAAATTCCGATCTCCTCTTTTGCTGATACTGTTATGAAATATCGTCCAGGGCGCAGGAAGGCTGGGAACTTTACGTTTGATATTAATATGAATCCAGACGATACCACTCAAGCAGCCCTTGAAACAGATAGGCAAGCTGGTACGTCTCGAACTGTAGTGCTAGTTGCCCCCACAGGGACGCTTAAGACTATCACCTTTACGGGTTTGATTATGGATATGTCGATCGATGCAGAAGACGACAACATCTACAAACAAAAAGTAACAATTAAAATAACGTCCGCTCCAGTGAGGTCATAATATGAGTACACAAGCAAACACCACAATTTTTAAAGGCAGCCTACTTGCTGTTTCAGCCGGGGCGGGGAGTACCGCATCTACAGGGGCTATGATAAAAGTATCTGGACTCTCAGCCCCTGCGTCAGAGATAAACATCTCTACAGCGGCGAGTACAATTGATCAATTTGTTTTAGGCCTGCCCGACTCAGGGGACGCAACTTTTGATTTCTTCTTAGATATGGATAACACGTTCCAAGTACAGATGGAACTCATGCGCACTGGGCAAGAAACACGGACATTCACTCTCACTTTGCCAGAAGGCACAATCAATACACTCACCTTCGATGCCTTTGTTATTGACGCAAATATCACAGGGGCAGTTAATGATGTTTATAAAATGTCACTGGTTCTAGGTCTATCGACTGCTGTTGTGCGAACTGCTGTATAAGTAGCACATTTTACTGTATAATTAGTATAAACATATACGGAGTGATTTATGACTGATTTAAGCAGAGACGCAATACTAGCGGTGCAAGATTTAAATATGAAAAAAATTGCCGTCCCCCAGTGGGGCGGTGACGTATACATCAAACAACTGTCAGGCGCAGAGCAAGACAGGTACGAGCAAGACAGCTTTATGTCCAAAGATAGAAATATCATAAATCTACGCGCTAGGCTTATATGCCTTGCTGTGTGTGACAAAGATGGTAACAAACTGTTTAAACCTGGTGACATGGATAGCGTGAGCAAAAAATCCTCGGGCGTACTCAATATATTGTTTGAGGAAATCCTTGCACTGAACAAAATCACAGAAGATGATTTAGAGGACATAGCAAAAAACTAATGTCCCGTCCAGTGAAGCATTTTGCGTATCAGCTAGGGCGGGATCTACACATGGACGTAGATATAATCATGTCTTGGCCGCTAAAAAAGATATACGAATACATGGCCTTCTACATAACAGAAGATGAAGACTGGAAGAAAGACTACATAGAGGATAGCATGACAGACGAACAGAGACATAACAATTTTGCTAACATCTTAGGTGCTTTATAATGACTAGTGCTGTGGGTTTGATGGTTGAATTCAAAGCCAAGTCGCAAGAAGTGGATAGCGCTTTTCGTAAAATCGAAAGCGAAAGCAATAAAGTTATTGCTAGAAACAGACAGCTTGCTAATTCTTTTAATGCGATCAATCATAGTGTAGGGGACATCGGCAAGAGCCTCCTCAAGTGGGGCGCGATTGGTGCAACAGCCGCCGCTGCCCTCGGTGTTGGTATGTTTGCAACATTAAATCGTATTGCTGAATCTATAGATACTATTACAACTAAAGCCAGATCTTTAGGGATTGCGGGCGAGGCGTTGCAAAGACTAGGCTACGCCGCTGCACAGAGTGGGTTCCAGCTGGAAGATCTAACGACTGCATTTCGTAAAGTTAATATGACAATTGGTATGGCGGTCTTGCACGGCGGCACATACGCACAGCCTTTCGATGATTTAAAACTAAGCTTAGAATCGATACAAGGTTTAAGTGTAGACAAACAATTTTTGGCCATAGTTGACGCGCTAGGGAAAGTTACGGACGGCAACAAACAAGCCGCCATTGCTTCACAGTTTTTCAGTCGCGGGTATGAAACTGTACTAAATCTAGCCCGTGATAACATACAAGCATCACTAAAAGAGTTTGACAGCTTAGGTGTAGGGATTGACGAAAGCCAACGAAAGGCGGTTAAAGCTTTTGGTGATGCACAAACTAAGATGGGCGCTATTTTTGCCGGCTTCGGGCAAAAAGTCACCGCGTTTGTTTCCCCCGCGTTTACCAAGTTGATAGATTTTATCAGTGACAGTATTATAGAGATGGGCGGCATGGACGCAGCGGCACGCAGCTTCGCTGGCACAATAGTTGGTGGGCTACAAGGCGCGGTTGGTGTAGCCAACAAATTCTTAAATGCCTTGACGGAAACAAAAAAAGTATTGTTGTTTATCCAAGAAATAGACCTGCAGAGGCAGCTTAAGGTTTTAAACGTCAATCGCCCTGCTCTTCCGGAACTTAACGCAGGCAATCCCATCAACCCATTTAGCATCCAGGGCAAATCTTATATCGAGAGCATCGCTATCACACAAGAGTTTGAGAAACTAAGTCAAGCAATAGAGAGCAACCACAAAGCTTTTTCCGCGGCTACTGCAACCATTGAAATGCGGAAAGATTTCTTATCCCCTTTGATGAAAAGTATGACAGTACTAGAAAGCAGCATACCAAAAATATCTGATGCGTTCTCCGTCGCTACATTAGAAGTAGCTAAGTTTGGCGACATGGCTGGCAACTCAAGTAAAATTAAAGACATGATCACAGCCAATGAAACAGCTGCTGTGGACACAAAAATAAAAACTTTACTAGGGGAAAGTCTACAGTCTAGATCGGGGCTTCCTCAGTTGGACGACGACGGTTTTAATAGTGCGTACAAAGCAGCTTTTGAAGCATTTCAACGCGGAGCGAGCAGTAACGAATTGCAGGGCCGTCTTGCGGGGCTGGAAGCAAGGACAAGGCCGGTGAGTGGGTTTGATAATAGTGCTAACAAAGGAGCGTTCGAAGCTCTTAAAACTTATGTTGGTAAATTAGGCGACACTAAACCACAAAAAATGGATATCACAGTGAGTACGACGGAAGGGTTCAATATCAAGATCGCTACGAGCAGTGCTATCACAGCTGCAATTAGAGACAAGGCCGTGTCGATGATGGCCACCGAAGCGGCGGGGGGTGGATAAAATGCTTACAGAAACTTTTGGATTATTTACAAACGCGGGGTTAACTAATAGTTTCAGCGGTATATATGACTTAGTGCACTATACAAATCTTAGTGACAACCCACAAGATTTTACACTATATCTTGGGTCGTTAGGGTCAGCTGCTGGGAATACTTCAGACAGACTGTTACAAACTCTCAGTGGCCCAGGTATTGATAACATCACACTAACT